TCATCGGTATTATTAACTATAATTTTATAAATTTTTCCTTTGCTGTAATCTACCATTTTTTACTGCTCTATATATTAACATATTTATTTATCTAATATAGATAAATTTAATAAAAAAATAAAATTATTATGTTAAATTATATTGTTAATGGTTATTTACTTCTTGCCTTTTTTCCCTAAAAGCCGTTTTAGGCCACTAACGTTCATAGCGCTCTCTTCACTTGGTGCACTTCCTGATTTATGATTTTTTTTGCGCCCCATCATACGAGCCATTTTGGAAACTCCAGATGACCCTCTGTGGAGACGACCTCCAACTGAGCGTTTGTACAATTCTTCATCAATAACACTATGATGTTCGTCTTGTTGTTTAGTATCAAGCACAATTTGTCTATCCAATACTGCAGTGAATATGCTACTGGAGCCGGTTTCAGTTACGAAATATCCGCTATTTACGGCCATTATAACTCCTTGTGGTTGAATAGAAAATGGGAATTGATTAGTAAATGATGAGATGGTGATTTGCAAGTTAAATTGTCCAATACTGGAGTTGGACAAAAGCGGATTCAAGCATAGGTATTTAGCAGGATTGATTACGATCATACTTCCCATTGTAGGAACGGTGACGGATGCGCCATTTTGAATGGCATTTGCTTGGCCATTGAATGAGTAAAATGATTGATGGGATCCACTGTCAATACTCATATTGAACAAATTGGTAATATCGGCAGATGCAATGATACCAGAAGTGTTGTTAAGTGTAATTGAAACTGAATTAATTTTTAGGAATGAATCCGTATATGCCCAGTTTTGCGACTCAATAGGAACTCTAAGACCGAAAACCAGCAAATTTGGAATTTGATTTAATTGAATGTTTTGGAATGCTACAGACCCAGAACCACCGGCCGCGACAACTGGAGAACTTGCACTTGGTGAGATGTAACGGCTATAATCCGTGTAGTTAGTAACTGAGCGGGTGGATACTTTAGAATATTGCAAATCCGTTAAGGTTAAGAAGTTAAATAATAGTCTGGCATTTGTGAAGCCTAAGCCATTGCTTGAAGGGTTGCCCAATGTAACAGCGGTAATATAACTGGTAAGCCCAGTAGCTCCTGAATTAACAGATGAATTTCCAGTTGCCCAGACCTTCTTACATGCAGAATCAACATTTAAAGTCATTGCCAAGTTGTTCACTCCAAGTAAACCAGCTTTGTTAAAATCTTTGTTAGTAAATGGTGCTAATGCCAAGAATGGCTCTGTTAGTCCCTTAAAAGTAAGGTAAATAGTCCATGTATCAGTTGTGGCAGTAGAAATAAGCGATGCATTCGTAAGAACTCCACCAACATAGTGTTGAACTGTGATCGTTGCAGGATATGCACCATTTGGAATTCTTGCATTATCATAACTGGCTTCATTGTACGATGCCATTGGATTTGAGTTGGTTAAGATGGCATCAGAATACATGCCCCAGTATTCATTTACATAATCGGGTGAAGTAGAATTCATTTTATCAAGTGAATCACAGTCTTCTAATAGTTTAATAAACGGAAGGATATCTTGCATGTTCGTGCTGCTTGTTGCATTATTAATTGTAAGGGATGCTGTGGTGATTAAAGATTGTAGTGCGTAAGAATTAAGGGAATCTGTCAATCCATATTGAAAGGCCTGGGTTCCTGCTGGCACATTGCCAACAGTAATAGTTAAATTAAGATCAGATTTCCATAAGACTCTTGCATCTGATACAATAGATTCGCTTGGAATTTGAATATTGGCCGTCAATGATGAATTTGATGCTGAGTTCCACGGAAATTGTTGATAGGTTGATTGGGAAGCCGTTCCCACCTTATGTCTCCATAAGGACTAGAGTACACCTTAAGCCATCGCAGGGAGTTGCTAATTCCCTCAGGCCGACTACCGTCTACTCGTTGAACCTTCCCCATATCCTTGCATAGCGGACTTAGGGGCTTGGCTGCGGATTGCCCTATAATATATAACTTTTTACTATACCTATAGTGATTAACTATAGCCATTATAATATTTCTATTATAACTTAGTATTATATACCTTCAGGGGATCCCCGCAATTTGGAAGTCTTGCACTGAATTAATTAAATCCAGTACTTGCCTATCTTTTGGATAGACAACGGCAATCTATTTACCGTCATAAACCCCAAATGTGAGGTCATTGGTCAAGTCGTTGATTCGACTATCAGTTATCTTAATACCCTCAATTTCATGACTCATTTTGACTTACTTTAAGGGTTCGCAATAAAAACAAACTTTCAAAGATTTACTTATTATATACTTTAATGGATATAATAAATCAAAAAAAAATAATTAATTATGGTATTTAAATTATAGGATTGGTTACCTCCATTTTTTCCTGCTTCTTTTTTTGATATGTTTCTCGCCTCTTGCGATTGTATTCATCTTTATTTGCATTATACCATTCTTTGCTTCTTAAAGCAATATCTTCTTTCCGATTATCTCTATATTCTTGTTGTTTTAAAACCAGTGATTCTCTGTTTTTGTTATAATATTCTTTTTTTTTCAATTTTATTTCTTCTTTATGGGATTCCCGATATTCTTTACCCCATCCCTTATTTTTCTCATACCATTCTTTGCCTCTTAAAAGAATTAGTTCTCTATTAGTCTCAATATATTCTTCACGTGTTCTGGTTGGTATGTATTTATTAACACATATATTGGCCTCAATATGCTCTCTTTCTTTTCTTTCTAATTCTTCTTTATTGCTACATGGATAGTTTTCAATTAATACAATTTGATAATCTCCTCTTAATATAATATCCTTTGATTTATATAATTTATCTGTATTTTTTTTTGATACATGGCAAGTTAATCTTTGGCTTAATTTTTGAGTAGTCGCTCCAATATATTGCTCTCCTGTAATATTACAAACAATTTTATATATTTTTCCATTTGCATAATCTGGCATATTAAAATATATTGTTTTATATTATTATATATGCATATTGTTTAATACGATTTAAAAAAAAATAAGGCTTAATTAATCATATATGTCTTGGAATGTATTTAATTCATTGGCTTGAGGTGACTGTAGGATTTGCGGCGAAAAAATCCAATCTTAACGGTAAGACTTGCTCCACTGTTTAATTCTATGGGTCGCAATATTCCAGTAGATGATCTATACCAAAATTTAATATCAAAGTTATATAAAGCACAGTCGCTATTTAAACAAAATGTCTTATATTGTGCAGTTGGATTATATGTAATACTTCTATTATATTCAGAATTTTGGACTGAAAATTCAAGAAGGATAGGCTGAGTCAATGAATTATTAGGGGATCTAAGGATTGCCCCTTCATAATATAAGCCAGGAGCAAGTGTTTGTGATCTTACAACTGGTATAGTCTGAGAAGTAATACAAATTGATGATACTTGATCCCAGAGATTAGTACTATTTCGCTCTTGTAATAATATAGTTGCTGGTGCTGGGACTGTTACTGATGTAATAGTATTATTGGTTGCAATTAATTCAAAATAAGTATTTGCTCCAATTGCTACTCTGGAAACTGGAAATGAATAAAATAAATAATATAATGCATTATTCATCAATATATTAATTGGTGTTGGTGCGGTGCTTTGATTGAATATTGGATCAATTTCCATACTAAATAAATCTGTAGTTGGGTCAAACTTAATAAATGGTGGGTTTGTAGTAATTGGAATTGCTGGGGCTAATGCGATTAATTGAGTTAATGCCGTTGCGTATGCAGTATTTACTAACTGGCAAAAATAGTTATATGAAAAAATACTATAATATCCCGTAGATAAATCTTGTATTCCGTTTGGAAATGCACTTGGTGGTAGTGGTTGAACTGCGGTTGCATTTTGTGGGACATAAGTAATTGGTACTATAATATTACTTGCCCCATACGATAGGCTAACATTATATATTGTCAAATTTGCATTGGCTTGGTCAGGAACAATTTGGACTTCCAATAATGGCGTGGAGGTATTGTCTAGGGTAAACTGAACAACAGCACCATAATACTCATTTGGATCATATAAATAAGGTATGGTTCTGGCCTCATTATATTCTGCAAATACCTTTGCATAATTCGAACCGCTGCCACTATTAATATTAGATACGACAACATCAAGATAGACAACATCCGGGCTTTGTTCCATTTCGTTTTTGATTGTTGATATTTCCCAAGATGAAAAATTATTATATATATAAGACATGATATAATATATTTCTATTATATATATTCATATACATTAATTTCAATTCATAAAATGTTTTATTCACCCCCGGCAATTAAGGCCGCCCGGCGAAATATTAAAACATTAGAAGCGGCTGATCGGGTGGCTATTAAAAAAATAAAGTCACAAAAATATAAAGATATATTAGGTAAACAGGAGCGACAGCTACATCATTATTTATCTGAATATACAAATCCCGAATATTTACCAAAGGCAATTGCAAAGGAATATGAATTTCCAAAATATTTTTATTATACAGTTAAAAGTAAAAAGTATGGCGATGTACAAAAACGAACCAGAATTGACAGTAAATTATTTAAACGATTTATGGGAAATAAGCAAAAAAGGGAGCAGGCTAAATCTCAAGGGCTTTTTAATATTACTAATGCCCCAATAAAAGTGAATATTGACATGATAGCCCCTACTACCCCAAAGCCTAAAAAACAACAGCCATCATCGATGAGGAATATATTGGGCAATGTTGGATTTGGTGATGATGACCCAGATAAACCAAAAAGGTATAAATATGATTACCGATATGAAGATACAGGGCCGGTGCGGTTGCAGGAGGTTGATATATTAGAATTATTTAAAAAAAATCCAAAAATAGCTCAAGAACTTAGTGATATTGATGAGGATGAATTATTTGATTTTCTTTATAATGCAACAAAGACTAAAAAGAAAGGACCATCGCTTAAAATATTACCATTTGAGGGCGAAGAATTAATTGAAACTATGCCATCACAGGCATCTACTAAAAAAAATATAACAATAACTAAAAAAGTACCAAAATCCGCTTCCAAAAATTCTATACCATTAAAATATTTAGAAAATGATAAAGATGGAAGTAATCGAGTTGTATTAAAAAATAATTTTATAATGACAATTAGACCACATGCTCCAGATAATGCCCCGCGGGACTCCGATGTGTTAGAATTAATTAGACGGCGGGAAGTAATAGACAATAATATGCAAAAATTTCAAGAAGAGAGTGATCCAGAAAAAGAAAGATGGATTTTATATGATATACAAAATGATATAAGAGGGTATAATATGCTATATGATATACTTTCAAGATCATGGCCAAAGGCAAAGAAAGAAAAAAAGAAAAAATAAACTATAATATATAACAAATAAAACATTAAACTGCTGCTAAAATTGATATATTAATATATATTATAATTATATTTTTTTATTGTAAAATAAAAAATAATATATAACACAGATAAATACAATGATATATTTATCAAACATAGATAAATTATTGTAAAATAAATAAAAATTATAATATAGATAAATATATATTGTAAAAATATAGTATTTTATTTGTTTAATTGTAAAAATAATATTATTTTTACTCATATTTTAAGATTTTATGACATTTTTACATGAAATTATTTTAATTTACATGTATATATCTATGTTAGATAAATTATTGTAAATTATCAAACATATTAAACATTAGATAAATTAATATTTATCATATATATGTACATATAACATATATTTTTATATATCAAAAAAAAATATAATTATTATTTATATTAATCTATTAATTTTTGCCGCAGTTATACATTTCTTATATAAATTTTACTTCTTATTAATTGTGTTGTATTATCATTATATATCACTGTAAATGATCCTTTTGATATCTTGTGAACCATACCTATACTTGGAGACCACCGTAGTGAGCCATGCCCCACTATTTTAATTATTTCACCAATTTTAAGATCTTCAGGTACAGTAAATTTTAAACCATTTAAATAGTCATATGCAAGATTACAAGCTATTAATTTTTTATCTTTATCAAAACTATTATATTGTTGATACAATGCCTTTAACATTATTTTTTTTCTAACTTCTGATCCCTTCAGTATACTTGGAATATTGACCTTTACACGGAATACTGTATGCATCACATTTGCCAGTTTTTGCAGTCCTATACTTGATAATAGTTTTGGTATATGTAATTTGATCCCATGGATTCCCATGTAGTCCTTTATCATGTCCCATA